GTAAACAATGAAACAATAGTTTCATCAACTTTTTTAGGGGGGTCCCCCTGATTTGTAAACAATGAAACAATAGTTTCATCAACTTTTTTAGGGGTCCCCCATGATTTGTAAACAATGAAACAATAGTTTCATCAACTTTTTTAGGGGGGTCCCCCTGATTTGTAAACAATGAAACAATAGTTTCATCAACTTTTTTAGGGGGGGGGCTTATCCTCTTTAAGAACACCATTATCCAATGTCGGAACACATGTTCCCTATCATTGTTTACTGCTTGTTCCTGCCACGGGGGCCAATATTCTCGGCTTGGGAACACAAAAAACCCGGGCTCCCCTAAGCCCGGGACGGAGTAGTTTCCTAAAATTTCCAGCTAAAGCCGACCTCATACCCCGATCGGGTCAGCTCGAAGTCCCGTACATAGGATATGTCTACTCCGAAATTTCTGTAATACATGCCTCCCCCAGCCCCAACCTGCCCGAATGAGTTAGCTGAAGCTCTAAGAAAGGGGGACCATCCCGGGGACCTCGTTTTTTTGATTTGTTCTCGAACTGGTGTATATTTGTATGTAAGATACTGGAGAGTGTTGTATTGGACTGTAGCCTCCCAGTCAAATTGACCAATTTTTGGGTCCTTGAAGAATGTCCCGGCGTATTTTCTGGTCGTGTTCCAGTCCAGTATTGTCCTTTTTGCGCTCTCCAGAGTGTCCACCTCTTTTTGGTCCTCCCAAGAACCCTCTCCCTTTGTGATTTCTGGGGGTGTTCGGGGAACCTTTTCCTCCTGGCCCTTATAGATATATATCAATTTGATTGGATTCCTAAAACCCTCCCATTTTGGAACCAAATCCGGGACTTTGACCTCCCCCTGAATTGGGGGTAAATCGACGTACTTTATAACGGTCTTTTCCCCGACTGTTTTACGTCCTATTGTGAAGCCTATACCTACAAGAACTATCGTGCAGAGCACCCTCCTTAGTAAGTCCATATCGTGTCCTGCGGGAGGGTTTTAGAAGCATCTATGTGGATGAAGCCTCCGTCGATGCCTATTCTACGAATGCGCAATGCAATGGCTGCTCGGAGGATCTTCATCCGATTGGAGCCAGAGGCACACCGTATGTCCACTGCCAAACCTTGAGTGTGAGCACTGTTGCCGGACCGCCCTTTGGACTTATCGTGTTCTTTGGAACGATAAGCGCAATTGAGGACGAGGGGAATGCCTGCCTTTTCACGGAGTTCATCCAGGAGATCGAGAAAGTCCTGGTCCATGTCTTCGATGGAGCAGGACGGATTGCATCGCTCGAATTCTTCGGGCTTAAAATACTTACTTGTCTTCATGGCATTCAAAATCTATTTGAGTCTTCTTGCTGACTGATCTCTCCATGTACGACCGGAGAGCCCTGAATATGGGATGATTTGAGATTATAGCTGAATTTTCGAGAAAGCTCCAAAACTCAGTCCCGACTACAAAAGCAGCGAAGAAGTTGGCAAGGTTGAGACCCCCCAAGTTCGGGAGGACACACACGTCAAGCATGTAGGCCATGCCGATACCGATAATGCTGAGTCCCAACTTCCAACAGGTATCCCACATTTTCTCGCTTTTGAACACATATTTTTGATGAGCTCGTTTGTGACGTTTGTAGTCAGCAATATTTCCAGTTATGAAATCGATGATTATGGCAATACAGACACAAAGGATGAGGACCTGGACCGGAGCTAAAAACCCCCAAAACCCTACAATACCCCCACATATCCACTTTCCTGCTCTCATGACTTCCTCCCCCATATCTGTGAAACTTATAACTTTTCACGTCCTATAATAATTTTACGAGCCGGAGACTCCTTATATTCAGTACATGGAGTCAATAACCGTAGAGCTTTAAGGTGCTCTATAGCCTTCTCGAGATAGGCTTCCCCAATATTCCGTGCTTCGTTAGAGCTACGGACGATGATGTTGTCCTCTACTCGAGTGCTGAACTCTCCATCTTTGTACCTCACCCCAAAGGCAGTGGGGTTGATCGGGTTGTTGACGATGAATCGAGAGTACGCAATATACGCAATGGCTATCTTGAGTCCTTCGCTTCGACCATCCCCAGAACAGCCACCGTCATAATATCCACCTTCCATGACGGCAGTGTACTGATCTTTTGTAATAGTTACGTCCCCGTATTGGAAAGGTCCGGGGCCAGAAAAGTCTGTCTCGTCGAGCCATCTGTAGAGGTTGGCTCCTATGGCATCCACCAATCTGAGGGTCTCAGCCTCCCGGATGTACGGCTCCAGTCTGGCCGGATCGTTGATGTTCTCGGCTATCGGCCGAACATTCCGAAGGTCGCTATAGTTGAGTATCATTGGGCATGAGTTTTACAATCTCCTCGTCGTAAAGTCCATAAATGAGCTTGAGCATGTTCCTCTTCTGAACAGTGGAGAGCATCTGGTCCCGGATAATCTCCAGGACCTGAGTCATGTTGTCCTTGCCGATTCGGTCTGCTATGGACTCGCCGGCATTGTAGGTAAGAGCCTGAATAGCGAAGTCGGGATTTTCCAAAGGAGCCCACCAGTACTCAAAGATCGATATAAAGGTCTCCTCCAGCTGTTGACGCTCCCGGACTGTAACAGAGTTGTAGTACTTGTAGGCATTGGTCATGAGATCAGCCCCAAAGTTAGCCCCCACGTCAACAGCTCGGAGGATGGGTGGTTGCTTGAATGATTGGCCAATGTTCTCCGGGATGACTCTCTGCGTTACTTCGAATGCTTTGTCGTAGTTCTCCCCCGAGAATCTTATGAACTGGGGCACCTCGTCTTTGGACTTACACTGAATGTACCACAGTTGAGAGGTGTTCTCGTCTCCCTGAAATTTGTTGAGCTCTTTCTGCGTCTCATTGACTTGGGACTGGTCTTGAGTCTCGTCCTTGATGTCTACCAAGATTCCAGCTGACAAGAAGTTGGAGCATGCGTTTCGGCCGGCTACGTTGGCAAGTGCTTCCTCAGTTCTCATGTCGGTCATCTCAGCGATGAAGATGGGGACCGGATAAGAGGGACTGCCTTCGGAGTCTCCTGAAAAGTAGAGGATCTGGCCATTATAGTTGTCCCATCCGCCAGCTTCTTCTACCTGGTTCAGAATAACCTCCGGGTCCGGGTTGAAGAGATGAAACCACTCGATGTCAGACGGTGACCATCGGGCCCTCGTCTTATCTCGGTGACCCCAGTCGGGGTGATATGCCATCCGGCCAATGAATCCATCGTCGTCTGCCTTAGCAAGTCGGAGTGACTCGAATGGAATGTGGTGGATAGAACTGACGCGGAAGTTCATATTGTAGTTAACATGGATGGCGAACCCATGCCATAACGTAAAGTCTTTGCAGACCATGCGGAGGATCTTGTCGAGCTTCTCCCCTTCTTTGTTGACCCGCAATTTGTAGATGCCGGGGTCTTTGAATCCATGCCCGTATACGAAATCATTGTATATACTCAAGCAGGCATTGCCTGTCTTTGAAGCCTGAACAATCTCGCTGACTGTCTGGGGAAAGTCATTTGTATCTCCGTATGTTTGGATGCCGTATTGTCTCCAGTCCCGGGACTCGAACTGAGGAGCTGATTTGATCTGTGCAACTTTCATACTGGCGTAATTTTAATAGTAGGAGAGACGGGAAGCGACCCCGTCCTATTACCAGTCCTATTTGGACCCTCCTTTTTTGGCTCACTTCTTGGGAGTCTCCGAAACGGGATTGACTACCCTGTTGTAAGCCTCTTCGATCTCCTCGGCAGACATTTGCGAGTCTGCATAGGCTTCTTTGATGGCTTCCAGATCCATCCCGGCGTCGACGAACTCCTTCACTTCCGTGTCGATGTCGGCTGTCTCCTCCTCGGGCTTCTCCTCGGGCTTCTCCTCGGGCTTCTCCTCGGGCTTCTCCTCGGGCTTCTCCTCGGCACTCACCGAGTCGAGGATGGACTGAACTGCGGACATTGCTTTGGAGTACTCCTCGAGCTTGGCGTTCAGCTCGGTCTGTTTCTTGGTCAGCTCCTCGAGTTCGGCTTTGACGGACTCGATCTGCTTGCTCAGAACCTGAGCCTGACGCTTCTTGATTTCCATGTCCTTGTCCGGCATCTCCTTGCCGTAACGAGCCATGAATTTCTCCAGACGGTCGTTCAGATCTTCGGGAACCCGTGTGAAGTACGAAAGCGCATCCTTGTTGAATGCGATGTGATACAAGCAAAGATCCTCCGTGATGTTCCTCGGGGTGAGGATCTTGCTGAACTCTTTGTTGATCGGGTCATGGAGCAAAGTGCCTGCTCTGAGTTCGTAATCGGGGTGTGCTACATTTTTCATTTGTTGTTCTGTTATTCGTCTTAATGCTAAGTCGGCTTCGATCAGGCAGAAGCCGCATCGGGAAACTGACTTATTCAAAAAGTATCGAGAAAGTTCATCTACTTCTCGATGGAGAGCGGGATTTTTTTCCAATTCCAATGTATGGGCCCGATAGGCTTCGCCTTTCAGGGACCCATACTTGGATTGGTAAGCTCTCAGTCTTTCGAGCATGTCAGTCATGAGTGCTACGGTTTAGATTTTCCGGTCAGAAGACCATCAACCATGAGGTCAGTGGTGGCTTCGTCCGTGGCGAATAGGCTCATCGGGAGCGAACCTTCCTGAGCGATGGTGCCGTTGGCCAGAGTTACCTGGTATGCGACGCCGTCGGTCATCTCGGTCGTAACCGCGATTTCGGTGAGCTCCAGACCCGAGTCCCAGCCATACACCTCATACTTGGTGTCTCCGTTGTCGCCGGTGTCGTTGTTCTCGACGATAGCGATGACGCGGGCATTGGTCAGACCGTTCACGAACTTCTTGGCTGCTTCCGACTTCTTGAAGATTCGGACAACTACGTTGTGCTGGTGAGTTTTGAGGTACGTGCCAGCATTGATGGTGTCCGAGCCGACAGTTGCGTTGGGCAGCGAGTCGACTTCATAACCAGTGGCACCGGCCTTGAGGATGAGCGAAGAGATAACGTTGTCAGTTACAGCGGATTTCGACTTGTCGACGTCCGAGTAGCTGATGAGGATCACCCTGGCGGCGGTGCCGGCAATTGCCGGCTTATCACACACCTTGTTGGTGAATCCTATTTTGATTTTAGAACAATCAAGCCCTGCCATTTTCTTAGATTTTTGAGGGTTAGATACCTACCGAGAACAGGTCCGGGTTGGTGAGTTTGGCATCCGCCCGACCCATGAGTTCTACGTATACCGCGCGGTCTTTGTACTCGTACCAGATCCGCATCTTCTCGAAGCTGTCGATTGCATCAACACCTATGCCGAGAACGCTCTTCGAGGTGAAGAGGATTCGGTGGGGGTTGTTGAGCTTCGTGCCAGTGTCTTCCGACGTAGCGATGATCTTGTCCCAGATGGGCATTGCGATGACCGGAATGCCATTGAAGCTGAGAGCCTCCATGCCATTCAGCAGAGCCAAGCGAGCCGACTCGAGACAGCAAGCGTCCATGAGAGACTGCTGATAGGCATCGTAGACCGACTGGGTAACGAGGATAAACTTGTCAGACTGCTGACGGAGCAGAAGCGGGGCACTAAACACGACCGACTGGATATATTCCTTTGCCTTGGCCGGAGTAAGCTTCTGAGCTGCATAAGATGCCCCAGCATTTTCTGTAATGGTGGCTCCGCGCTGGGATGGATTGGCTGTAACCTGGGCGGTAATCTGTTTCCAGAAACCATTGATGATGGTGAAAAATTTCAGGTCGAGACCATCCGTAATGATACCGCTGTCGGTAACGTTCTTGGCGTCCTTGTCGTTGAACCAGAACAGGCGGTACCAGAAATCCATAATGGAGCGCTCCAGAACCTCGATGGCAATGTTCATGTAGTCCGTGTCCGTGAAGTCCGGAATGTCGACGCCGGTGCGGAGAGAGTAAATAGTTGCCGACTGTTGTAGGTCAGTGTAACACAGGGATAGAAGTATCTCCCAGATACCGGGCTCCCACTTCAGCTTGCGGGTGTTGATGTTCCACGGCTGAGGAGTCGGGTTACACCCGGTGTTGACCACGCCGACCATGCCGCCCTCGCCGATGTAACCCACCTCGGTGTTAGTGACGATGTCGGGGAAGACTGTGTGTATGGAGTTGATGTCAGGACCCTGAATGGTGTCCTCCATAATCATCTCCGAGATTGCCTGAATGACAAGTCCACAAAAAGTGAACTTGTCCATGTCAAGGAATCCGCCATTTTTATTTGCCATAGTTCTTAAAGTTTTTGAGTTTGACTACTTGAGAATCTTTTTGGCAGCGTTGACCTTCTGGAGCTTTTCGCGGGCTTCGTTCTTAAGGTCGGCTGCCGAGGGATCGGTCTTCCTGCCCCCGGGCAGAACCGTCTTGCGGTTCTTCGGGCGGTAGTTGCTACCGCGGAGGTTGCGGAGTTCGTTCTCCTGCTCCCCGATGAGGTTCGTTGCCTCGTCAAGCATCGCCTCCAACGCTGCAACGCGGTCCTCGAGAGACTCGGTCTCCTCCATCTCGATTTCAGTAACGATGTTGTCCTCGACGGTGACTACCCGACCGTCCTCCAGGACGACAGTGCCCGACGTCTCGCCGTTGGCGAGAGTTGCCTCTACACCTTCTGCCAGATTGTCCTCTTCACCTACGGTCTGGAGAACGACCTGACCCTCAGCATCCAGATAGTCGAAGTTGGCGGGAGCGCCTTTCTTGCCATTCCGGAATGCCTTGACCTTGCTCATGAACTTCTCATAAGCGCTTTTTTTGTTTTTTGTCATAGCATTAAAAATTTGATTTGTGTTGTATGAATTGATTTTGGAAATGAATCCCAAGTCAAGAAGTGATTTGGCATCATGGATGCGTTCCTCATGCATGACATTGCGGAGCCGTTCTCGGTCCTGACCTGTTCTCTCGACGTACACATCAAGAATAGCTTCCTCCTCCAATGCCAACTCCTCGGCAATGCTGCGAGCATCGTCGGAAGTGAGCCAATCCCCGACCGGCATGTACACCCGGTGGATGAGTGCCCGGCAATTCCTGTTTGCAGACCGGTTCTCTGCCGGAGCTGCCAACAGGATACATACTGCCATCGAGTGGCATCCCCCGACAATATTTGTATATATCGTCCTCCCACTCATGCGAAGAAAGTCGTAAATCTTGAAGCCCTCCTCAACAGAGCCACCGTCACAGTCAATGTTGATGCACACCTCCTGTTCGTCGGGGTGTTCATCAAGTACCCGGCGGAAGGTCTCCACAGAACAGATCTCTGAGGGCCCGTCCCAAAGCTCCAACATGATCCTATTCTCTTCGGAGTCAATTGCGCCTTTTAAGTTGATGAATATCATGTGCCAAATTATTTCTATACAAATATAATTATTCCTGATAGATGTTGAAATACTATTTGTGCTGGGCTAATTAAAAATTAGCCCGGTCCTGAATCTGTACGTAGTTAGCATCTTCCCTCCGGATGTCTTCGATTGTAGCAATCACTCTCACCTGGCCAAATGCTTTCTGAATCGCTCTCTCCATGTCAAGCCGACTCATAGGTTCCGACGCCTCAGCGAATGATCGGATAGCATATCCCCCGTCCGATCCAACTTTAGTGAACGGTACTCCGCCACCGAGTTCGTTTATGGCTGACAGAAGAGGCAGGAACATGCGGCTCGACTTCTTGTTAATGATGGTCTCGCCTCCTTCCGCCTCAATGTGCACTCCCCCAGCGGCATGACTGGGACCCTCGATGTATTTACCTCTTGCGGCTTTCGGCAGAGGAACTGCCCAGAGGGCTGCCAACTGGACGGCCCCGAGAGCTGCAGCTGCTGCGATGAATGGGATAGCCAGGGGAAACCCCATTTTAGCGGATGCCATGATGGAGATGGCAGTATTGATGCCAATCTCGAAGGAGCCCATTGCTCTCTCCCGGATAGCTTGCTCCCGTTCGATTTTGGCCAGTTCTTTCTCCTTCTGCTTCTCCAGCTTAATTTTCTCCCCGTTATACTTGGCCTCTGTGATTTGGCCATTGGCGTACATATTCGCCAATGCCTGTTCCTCCCGGCTGTATTGTTCTTCTACCTTCTGGACCCGACGCTCCCCGAGAGCACTGGCCAAGTCGTTGAAAGCATTAGCAAAGCCGGATGCCATTTCGGCATACTCCTTGAGCTTCTCGATCCGTTCTTCCCATAAAGCCTCCTCGTTCTCAGCCATCTCGAGTTGGATCTGAGCAATGGCGTCCTCGTTTCCTTGAGCTGCTGCCAACTCAGCCTCCAGGTATCTTTTCCGTATCTCATACTTGGACTTGTGATTCAACTCAGCTTGAGCGAGTTCCTTGTCGAGGTCCATTTGCTGGAGACGAAGATTGTTGGCTCGTAGCTGGGCCTCCTGCTCATAGGTTTTTTCCCCGGCAGCTTTCCTGGCTTCGATTTGTTTCCCGAGCATCTCATTCTCGAGCTCCAGCTTCTTCCTCTCGTTGTCTGCTGCCTTTGAGAGATCTTCGGCATACTGTTCGTTGAGAGCTTGGTTGAATCGGTCAAGTTGCTGTTTGGTAGCGGACTCTCGGATCTTTTTGATTTCATCCTGGAGGTTCTGCTGGATCTGTTTCTCGAGTTCGGCCCTATTGACCAGGAACTGCTCATAAGCTGCATACTCTTTCTGGTACTCCTCTTCACTCATACCTCTTACGAACTGGGGAGGCTGAATGTTGGCCAGTTCCTTCATGGCGTCCTGGTACTTCTGAGTCACCTGGGCAATTTGCATGTCGACTGTGCCTCCGGAAGCTACAGCCAATATGTTGGCTCTCACCCCAGCAAGGTAGTCATTGAGCTGTTTAGCTTGGTTCTCATAGAACTGCTTGTCAGACCGAGCCATAGCATTCAGAGCCGTCTGATACTCCTTGTTAGTGATTTTGCCGTGAGCTTTCTGGAGAGCGAGACGCTCCCGGGCTCCGTCCTGAGCTGCCTTGTAGAGCTTCCTTTCATACTCCATCCGTATGGCGATGCTCGTGGACTGGAATGTTGTTTGGAACCTGAGATCGTCTTCCCGGATCTTCTGCATGGCTTCCGAGTTCTTCAAAGCAACTTCCAGAGCCTTATCTGCGATGGACTGCTGAGCCTCCCTGTTGGCTATTGCAGTCTCGAGAGCCAAGTTAGCAATTGCGGCTCCTTCATTCTCGATTGTCCGGAACAGTTCTTGGTATCGGCCTTTCAAGTCGCCGAGTTCCTTTTTGGACTCCTTGTATTTGTCCAAGCTTCCTGACCACGTGTTGAGTTCCTCTTCCTTGGCTGCAATTACCTTCTTCAAGGAGTCGAACTCGTCTATTGCAGCCATCTGTCTCTGACGAGCTGCATTCCTCTCGATCTCTCGGAGATTGTTGGCTGTTTTGAGCTGAGCTTCGGCTATCTGTTCCGACGTGGCATGGTTGGCCTTGAGGTTCTCTATTTCCCGTTTGCCTCGTATCTCCTCGGCTTTGGACAGAGTATTTCGTTTGGTCTCGATCCGGTCCAGCATGTATGTGGAGGCTTCGACAGCTCGGTTGTATGCCTCCATTGCCCGTGTTGTTCTTTCCTGAGCTTCCGTATTACTGTTAAATGCGCTCGTAAGAGCAACCACTCCAGCCACCAATCCGCCCACTGCCGCTGCCACTAACACAACAGGATTGGCAGCCAAAGCCGCGTTCCAAAGCCAGGTAGCAGCAGCTGCTGCTTTGGTGAGGATGTTGCCAGCTCCCTGGACAGCGTTCTTGGCAGCTATCGCTTTCGTCTCGGCGAGAGTCTGGTTGATGCCAACCAGCTGAACCAAGTTGGATGCAGCACGATAAGTGGCTTCTGTCTTGGAGAGAGCTGCTTGGAGGGAAGACAAAGAGGAGAGAGCTGTGATGATGGTTATCATCTTCGTCATGGTAGCATTGAGCTCCTCATTCTCGCTCCCCAGTACCTGAGTGGCTGTGGTCCATAAACCGTAGACAGAAGTGATTGCCGAAGTTGCATCCGTGACAGCGACCAGTGTGTCAATCCCCCGTCCAGTCTGGTCAATGGCTGTGTTGACCGTGTCCTCTGCTGCTTTGAGTTCGCCAGCTCGTTTGACCATTTCCTTGAAGGATGCTGAACTCGTGTCCCCAGCTTGAGCCATCCGAATCAGAGTGTCGGTCAAGTCGTTGAGCTCCTGTTTCAGGTTATCGGTTGCCTTCTCATAGTTACCGACAGATCGACGGTAGTCTCCGAGTGCCTCCTCCTGAGCTTTGATCTCCGCAGTGGTCTCTGCAATGCGCTTGCCGAGCTCGGCTTTACGAGCCGCGTCCTGCATTGAATCCCCCAACTCTGCAAACTCGGCATTGTCCAAAGCCAACTGGGTCCTCAGCTTGTTCAGACTGGCCTCCTGTTGGTTCTGGAGCTTAATGTTGTTCTGGATTTGTTTCTGGTACTTATTCGCCTCGCTGTTGATTGCCTTGATCTGGTTGTCAAGTGCATAGTACTCTTGAGCATTATCCTCAGTCACTTTGCCCAGAGCCTTCTGCTGGTCCCTCAGCTCCTGAGCCCGGAGTTTCAATTCGGATAACGTTTTGAGGGCATCCTCAGCTGTTACCCGGACATTGTAGATTGTACTTTTCTGTTCTTCGGCCATACTACATTCGTATTAGGTCCACTTTGGTTATCTCTCCAGCTTGGAAGTTGTTTATCTTCGAGACGTAGAACCAAAATCCATGCTCCTCCAGCCATATAGGGTTGAACAAATCCAGACTTTGGATGTCGAACGGATTCAAAAGAATCTGGGTCTGTAGGATCTTCGGTCTCTTGAGTATATTGTTGATGAGCTTGTCGTAGTACTTAGGAATGTAGTAATTCAAATTTTTGAAATATGCCGTGTATAGCCGTACTCGGATATTGGTGTAGCCTACACCCACCTGGGGCCACATATAGTCAGACTTATTGATATGAACGACCATCGGCTTACTGAGAGCATTATACTCCCAAGTCGTTTCAGTCATTTCCCCGTTCTCCATCCGACCTCTATTGATAGTCCAGATCGGGTAGTTAGCAAGTGTATGAACCTTGTTTGTAGTCTCCGTATCACGGAGGACTTGGTTGAGCCCTGCCAAGAACCCAATTTGGGACAGGAGTTTGGTGGGCTGGAGATTGACGTCCGGGATGCTGAACTTGTACGAGTCAGTAACATTGTTGTCCTTGTTGTCCTCCAGCTTTATCTCGTTGGACTGGGCATAGTTGGACAACTGGAACGTAAGTTTGGTGTCCTTCCCTTTTATCAGCTTGTCAGACCAATTTTTCCCGGACGAGCTTCGTCTGTTGTAGAACTCCTGAATCGAGTATGCTCTTACTACTTTGGTGGCTGGATTCACGTCTATAGTCAGACCGAACAACTGGAAGAAAGCTTTGACTATGTCCCCCAAGCTCTTAAACCCAGTCGAAGCCAGGAGGTCATAGGTTAATCCGGGTTGAGGCTTATCCCCCGGGGAAGTTTCCGGCACGGGAGGAACAATAATGCTGACCGGAAATCTTATGTAATTCTGTTCAGAAAGATCGACTACGGCGAAAGTCCCAGACACCCATATGTGCTCTCCTGCCTCCATCGGGATGTCAACCGAAACGCGGCCGGAAGATAGATTCGTCCAAGATCTGTTCAACACTATAGCATTGGTCCCGTCGTTCTTGTAGTGGGTAACCCGGACTACTATCGAACCATTTTGGATGGAAAAATTATTGGACCATGCGAATCTAAACGTGATGGTCGTATCCCATAGAGTCATCCAGCTGAATGTTCCGGGGTTGGCGCCCATAGTCAAACGTCCGGCGATCGGGTCCTTGAGAGGTACCCCGTGGGGATCTTGCCATCCCACACCGGCCGTAGTGCCAGCCGGGGGATTCTGGAGCCAGCCAACTCCGGATACTTCCGGGGAATTAGGGTTGTCTGCCAAAACGGGGTAAGTGCAAGGCAAAAACATTTCGGCTCGGTCGACGGGATCCACGTCGGTCTCAAGACTGTAACCTTCTCGGGCGAAGATCCACGTTACGAGATCATACCAGTTGAGGTGGGGGTAGAACTTGTCCAACTCTCGGACTTGCCGGATTGCCTCCATCCAGACCGGGGGAGTGTTCGGGTTCTTTTGTAGAGTTGCATACAGCCAAAAGTACAGGACTTTAATCCCGTTAGGACTGGTGAGGTATCGCTCTGTCTGTCCCATTGTGTCCGTGTACCACTTGAGGAGGAACATGCCATTCCCGGTGTCTTTCGCGTCAGTGTTGTTGAGGGTGTTAAACAAGTCGGCAGTCGCTCCAATGATCTGGACTCCTATTGACTCGTCAGACACATCTACAATGTTCAATACTGCTCCCACGGGGGATAGGAGTGCTCCTTCACAGAATAACTGGCAAGGGAACTTCATGTATGGCACATCCGAACCCGAGCCAATTTCAAAACTGAATCGGAATGCTTGTTCATTGTGGGTCGTCCTGGGAAGGCTGATCCGCTGGGAGTATGAGGCATTTCGGTCTTTCAGCTCCGCCAGGTTGTTGATCTGGTAGTTCATCGCAGGAGCATCAAGCGGGAGGTCCAATGACCAGACCTCTCCGTCAACATCTCTCATGAGTAGTTCATAGCCCATATTACCACTGAATTTGTTCGTCAATAAGCTGGAACTCGTAGCTAACAGTGTTCCGGGGAGCTTTGGTGTCCCAAGTCAGATCAGTATCGTCTACGAGGACTCGTTGCCATTCCCCAATTTGATAGTTGTAAACCTGGACCAAAGGCGAGAGAGCAATCCCTTTGAGCAAGTTGAAGTCGTTCTCATCAATCTGTTCTGCTCCAGCTCGGACTATGTTCTTAAACTCTGGAGCTAACTCCCCCCTCGTCTCTGAGGTAAGAGGATCCCTGGCATTAGCCAATACGTATTGGTCTCCTCTGTCAACTTCCTGAGTATACTTCTTGTGCTGCTCAAACATGTACGTGTCCCATCCGCCTTTTCGGTTTATCCAGCGAATATAGAATGGGTTGCAAGGTATCTCCGTGTCGACAAATATGATGTTACATACTCTAACAGGATATACTCCATTGGGAAGTCTGAGTATTAGTACTATGTAGTCAGCTCCGTCAGCATATTCATCCTCAAATTCGCACACAAGCGGGATGTTGAGTCGGCTGGAAATGTCAAATTGATTCTCTGCCCCGCCCTCAATTGGCTTAACACGAACGTCGATCAAGACCGCGGGACTAATTCCCGAAGCTCCTTTCGGGAACAGGGTGACGAAGTATGGGTACCCGAAGTATTTTTTTACGAACAAATTCTGGCTGTTGTCAGGAGTTCTGTCAGTCAATACCAGTCCTATATTTGACAGGGAGAAGTTGGCGTTGTGTCCTCGGGGTCGTACTCCTCGGGAGGCATACCGTACATTGAAATCATGTTCGTCAATGCCTCTGTAGGCGTATGCCGATATGAGGTTATAGTCAATGCCAAAGTTTATGTCTGGGTTAACGTACGGGAATGTTCTGGGGCGATCCCGGAATCCGGCTTTAGCTAAAAAGCTGAGATCGTATTTCTTCGTCGGTCCGAATCCCGAGTCTCTGTAGATGTCGATGCTTTCAGTTAGTAAGTTTGCTGCTCTCACTGAACTGGGATTATAGGAGATAAAGTTCTTCCCATAGGCCAAAGACATGTTGTTCAATGTCACCTTTTTACCGGCAGTTGACCCCTGGACCCCAGCATAGACTAATAAAATAGTAGTAGGACCAGTTATAGCAAGATCGTCTCTCACTTGAACTCTACATGTCATGGAAGACCCGATCGTCAAGTTTGCGATAGCCATTTGGGTCCTCTCAATAATCTTCCCAGAAGCAGTCCCCTGGTACAATGCGATGGATATTTTAGTTGCATTGCTTGATACGCCAATACCAACTCTGAAAGCATACCATTCCCCTGCTACCATTTTGCGGAAGATCGGAAATGCCTTGTAGAAATAATTGTCTGTGCCTCCAGAGTTGTCAATCTCCTCGATTTGACTGTTGTCAATGATGTTAAGCGAGACCATGTTGGTCTCATCAAAGTTCTGAGTCTTGATCTTAATCCCGGGTGTTGAGTTGTCGGTCCTAACGGGTATTTGCGAATATGCTGAGAATAGGGAGTCGTCAGCCGGTTGAGAGGTGATTGCCATATCGCGTTATATTATATATCCATGGTCCATATTGTTGTCAGGAGTGAATGACTCCTCGATGAGGACCTTCATCATCTTGTCCAAATGCTGAGACAGGTACTCCTCGAAGTTGTCCGCAGGAGTGTCTACCAAGTCAACGTAAATGTGATTGCGGTAAAGCTCTGAGCCCTCTCGCTTTATCTTCCATGCAGTGGCATTTCCGAATCGGACCAGATCTTTTGGGTCCGAGAATGTGATGCCTTTGAGCTTTGCCCACTCCATGATTATCTGCCCCAGATTGGCGGGGATCTTGCCAGGGCCTCGTCCCCGGATGAGAGTGTAGAAGTAGTTTGGAGCTTCGATCGTTCCCCAAACTGTTTCGCCTTCTCGTCCCGTCTGCACTGTTATCTGAGCATAGGTTCTGCCCGAAGCTTCCTGCCCGGCGTCCTGTGATGCCCGGATAATCTCATCCCTCATCTGGGTGAGACCCTCAGCCAATATCTGTTCCAGTTCTACCGCCATTTGTTTCTGGGTTTGCGAGCATTGGCTTTCTGTTGAGCCTTACGCTCCAGTTCCTTGTTCAGTCTCTCCCGGAAGAGGTGGCTCTGCAAGTTGGTGAAAAGGAGGTTGTACACCTTCCCGTATTTCCACTCCAGAATCTCATCCGGGTCCTTCGAGTAGTCCTTGGCCAGTGCAGTGATGGTGGCCATCTCGCCAACCACCAAAGAGAGTTGAGCAATGCCGGCTGCTTTCTCCTCAGCACTGGGCTCGTACTTGAGCTCCGTCTGTTCTCGTTCGATCCAGTACTTAATACCCATGAGAACCTCGTACCAGTACTCGACAATTTCTGAGGTGTTCCTCAGACTCCATTTGACCCCAAGACATTGCATTCCTTCCTTCATCTTATCGATGTCAGTCAGCTCCTTTTCAGTGATGATCCGGCCAAGCTCTATGCGTTGGCCGAACGTCATCTGACCGCCTTGTATGTCGATTCGCTGTATCATTTTATATAACAGTGTTTGAAACTCCAGTAGGAGTCGGGGACGTCATTGAAATATACTCTATGAACGATGAACTCAGATCTGGATCCCACGTCGGGATACATCACACTCGACTTCTTCCACCCGTCCTCTTTGGTCCACGGGTAGTCTACTGTTAGGGCGCCAGTTTCACCCACAGTGGTTTGTCTAACAAAATTGTCTGTTCGCGAGATGGAGAAGAACAATATCAGGTAATTCGATGAATTGTACAGAGCTTGGACCACTGTCGGGGGCCAGACCGGCATGGGCAAGTCCTGTCGATCAAAGAATAGAGTGTGCCCAGACAAGTTAAACCCGGGCTTTACCACTTCGAGGAGGGGGCGCCAGATCTTGTCCTTGTACGGTTCAATGCACCAGTCTTGTTTGAAGGTGAACTCCAGTCCTACGCTGACCTCGTTGGCGTCAAACCTGGCAGATGGGTACAGCACCCGGACAGTGTTCATGATTTCCGGATATTGCTTGACCAGCTGAGAGGTCTTGAGCAAGTAGAGGAAAGGCCTGACCATCTGCTCCTCGATTTGGCTCTTCAACTCCAGTCGTCCGACAGTGGGTGAATTCTTGCTGAACTTCGTATCGCCTTTGTAGGCATCATTGGCCATCGGCTCAAACTTGCAGAAGTAGACCTGCATGATGGTACGCTGAGTGGGGTAGCCCCGATACGGGGTATCGTAGTAGCCAGTGGTTGGCTCCTCAACATAGACAAAGTCGGACGATACCCGATTGCCGTCCAAGTCTGTCACGAATCTTTCCATCGTGTTCACTTTGACGTTCAGCATCCGAGCCTGGTCACACTCAAAGACGGCCAGAGGGTTGACCATCTTGACCATGTTGCGGATAATAGTTATGATGTCCAGTATCATCGTTTTGCGGGGATTATGATTTTAGCGGACTTCATGCCAGTCGCCTTCGGCTTTATCTCAAATATCATTCGCATGATGAGCATGTCCAGGAAGTCCGGTGACCTGCCAAGGAGCTGTTTCATGGTGTCCTTAGAGATGAGCTCTCGCTTCTGCTCAGCGGAGTTCGTGTTCTTGGACTTGAGGACCGTCATCTCCTGCTTGATCTTCTCCCGAACTTCGGGAGAGCAGATGATGTGGATCTGGCGCTTGTTGATGAGCTCCGCCAGCTTGAATGCGCACTCCGACTTGATGTTGTTGTACGTCTTGGAGTCAATTGCTGATTGTCCTCCGTGAAACTCCCGGATGCCTTTCAGATAGCTCTCCAAGTAGAACCCAAGTCCATCAGCGTCTGAGACGATGCTGGACCTGGGGACTTTCAGACCGGTAGCCAATCTGGCGATCTTCTCCTCCATCTCCTTGCCTTCCGAGAAGCTTTTTGCAACTGGAATCCGACATACCATGCCATCCCAGGTTCCAACCACCCAACTGTCTCGTCCTTTTCCGGCAAGGTCAGTGCTGATGAACCTGTCGCCCGTCGGAAGTACGAACTCATTGCTGAACATGTCGCACACTGCGTCATAATCGACCAGCCAATTCGGGTCGTCGTCATACTCCCAGTTGCCAAATACCAGTCGCTCGATCTGCGACTGGGTCAGGTTCTGGAGAAGCCCTTCGATGTATCTGTCCGGGAGAGTCTTGTTGTCCTGGGGCAGAGCTTTGACGAACCGACGCCAGGGAGGCAGCTTGTTCTCCTTCCATGGCTTGTAGTAGTCCGTATAGAGGAAATTGTTGGACGGGTTGCAGGTTATAAGGAGCTTGGGGGCCAACTTGTAGACGTCGTTCTTCCAACGACCGATGGAAGCCTGGAGGTTGGTCTTCGCCTCGCGGATAAACTCTCCGCCCTCTTCGATCCATCCCCGAGTCATCTGCATGGACCCAAATCTCTCATACATGGGATCGCTGGGGTTGTACTTGGCATCGATGAGGTAGATGCGGCTTTTGTTGTACAACTCGAAGAAATTGTATTGACCATTGAAGTGGTAGTAATCCTCCGTGATACCCCAATGGGCGAACACCTCGTAGAGAGAGGGGATGGTGTATCGGACTAAGTCGGCGGCCGTCTTACGCGCAATAAAATAAAATGTCTCCGGATAGGTGAGGGCATCGCCGGCTATCAAGGAACACCCGAGGTACGATTTGCCAGCACCTTTCGTGCCAGCATACAGAATGTCAGTGACTGAGTCATCAAGCCATAACCGAGCCACTTCCTTCTGCTTCTCGTTGCCTTTGGTGTCAAATTGAAGCCGGCGTCCCATTTTATTTTACCTCCATTCCTGTTATCTGCTCGAGAGTGATGCCTCCCGTCAGGTTGACATTTGTCTTGCGTCCTTGAAGCACCTGGATGAGGCTGGCAGCGTACTTGCCAACCAGGGCTCCCTCGATTTGCTGGGAATTGATGGCGTCCTCGATGGTGCCACCAATTGCAGCTGCTACCGGATCCCCCGTGAGTTCCCCGTACTCAACAGGATTGAGCCCAGCGAACAGCCTGAATGACTCGATGGTCATCGGGCGGGAAATGTAGACGCTGCAGTCGTCGCCATTCTTATTCTTGTGAGCCTGGGAGAAATAGTTATCCTTCATGAATTTGCAATACTCAATGAATGCAAAATAAAGCTCCTCCGCATCGGTGGGCTTTACAAAATCCCCGGCGTCTCGCCTTTTCTGTCCCTCCTCCATATAGGCGAGCGGACTCATTTTATATGTACTTCGTGCCATGCCTCAAATATAATTAAACCTTATGCAAATTGAAAATTTATTTCTGCACAACAATCCCCAGAGCGTTTGGCCCCGGGGATCTTTAATTTATTCGCTTACGCGAATGAGGGTCACGCCGAACCACAGGAACTTGACCGAAATGCCGTTCGGCCAAATCATGCCTCCGTGGACCGTTGCGATGGATGGGGTCCAATTACAGTACTTGGTATTGACTTCCGAGTACAAAGCCCAGTTTTTCCCGAGCTGCTTAAAGTGTTTTGCTTTCATGCTTGTTTGGTTTTAATTTCCGTATGCGCGAGTACCGTCCAGTATTTGTTGGTAAAGAGAAGGCCAATTTGGCACCAGTTCTACTGACTCTACTCGCTTACGACTTCTTTTTGAACTTTTGAATCCGTCTTTCCGCTCTCTCCATCTGCTTGATGGATCGGGTCAATTTCCGTTTGGGACTGATCCACCATTGGCGGATCCCGCCGAAAATCGCGAACAGGCCGATAGTGGCCAACAGATAAATTGCAATCATTTTCTACGCCTCCATTCTAATTTATTTTGTAGTTTGCGGACTTCACGCCAGTCCTCATGCCGCATCCAGTACGGACGGGATAGCAGAGTCAGTTGACCCCGTGCTATTTGCATGGTGGTCTTTTTCAATTTGCGGGCGTAGTCCAGTACCTCCCGCTCCTCTTTTGAGTAGATCCCAAGCCATCGCCGGAACACTCCAAGTTTCCCAGTTGGGGGTAGCCCCGATTTCTCAGTTTTTTCCATAGTAAACGACATTTAACCAGTAGTAAACAATAAAATTCCTTATTGTTTCTCACCTAAGTGATTGATATTCAATTGATTAGATCCCCATTTCTCCCTTCGAGAAACAATGTAAACAATGTTTCTATGCACTCTATTTTGTGATTTCTCATTTCCTAAATTGGTCATAATTTCCTTCATATTCTCTATTCAGGTCTTTCTCCTATATTATTGTTTACATTGTTTACAGGGGTGTAATTCATTGACATTCAATCGATTACCGAGAAACAATGATTGTTTATTATTGTTTCTCATTGTTTACTACGGTTTTAATTTAAGTGATTGGTTATCAATGGTTTGTGATACTTTCCACCGGAAAGATAAACAATAAACAATAGGGGTCCCCAGGATTTTAGGGGGGGGGACTGTCGAGATTTTTGCCAATAAACAATGAAACAATGGTTTTATCAACTTTTGGGGCCGGGGGTCCCCCTGATTTGTAAACAATGGAACAATGGTTTTATCAACTTTTGGGGCCGGGGCCATGGGAAAATTGTAAACAATGGAACAATGGTTTGACCAACTTTTGGGGCCGGGGGTCCCCATGATTTGTAAACAATGGAACAATGGTTTGACCAACTTTTGGGGCCGGGGCCCTATTCACCTGTGGACCCGAAGCCCCCCTGTCCTCTTTCAGTCGATTGCGGGAAAAGTTCGTCCTCCGACTCGAGAACTTCCACCCCGACGTAGGAGACCGGCATCACCAAACCTTGAACCAGCTTCATGCCCGGCTTGAGGAGGACGACTTCCTTGCCGACGTTCATGACATGCAGATGGATCTCTCCTTGATAGTCTTCGTCAACCACGCAGGCTCCAACCTGGAGCTGGTACTTGGTAGCAATGCCACTCTTGTTGAACATGATGAGGGCACATCCCATGGGTATTTGAGCTCGAATGCCTGACGGGATGTTGATGCTTTCGCCCGGCCAGATCTGTTTGGCTTTGAAGTCTTCCGGGATGTAGAAGTCCAGCCCAGCGGACAGACCCGTTCCTCTGGTTGGGGTCTTGACGTTTCTTAATTTTACGATTTTCATTTTTTAAAGTATTTTTCGAGCCGAGCTCGGTGTGTTGTTCCTGATGAGAGAGCCGCTCCTTCTATAAAATTGTATCGTGTGTGGAGGGGAAGCTCCTGAAATGCCTTCCTGAACGGTTGGCCATCCGATTCGAATATCTTGCCAGCGGGATTGCCTGGGGTAACGTCTTTCATTTTTCGGAACTTGATCCACCACAAAGCCTCCTCCCGATTTATGGAACGTATGGAAGGTCTAACAGACCCCTTACGGAGCGTCATTTTGAACCACTGAGCCTCCGTATTGGAGTCATCTTCTTTAAACCATACCCTGTAATATCCGATAGCTATTGCCATAAGTTGTAGAATGTTTCGTGACATTTCTTGCGGTACGCCATCGGGTCCTGCCGGATACTTTGGCACTTGAGAGGCTCTTTGGGTCGGTCGATGATCTCCCGAGGCAGAACATCGCTAAAGGCATCTTTGAGAATGCGCTTGTGAGTTCGATCCTCTCGGGGCAAGCGGAGAGCGAATCGGACAACGTCATGCCCCAGGAATGGGGACCTGAGTTCAACTGTGCTCCGCATGGATGCTCGGTCAAGCCGAGGCATGTGGTAGAATGGAAGCTCCTGGAACACGTCTGAGAGCTGGGAGTCGTAGTCATCTACTCGGCGATAGCCCCCGAATAGTTCGTCAGCTCCATCCCCGGTCAGAATGACCTTCTCCCGGACCTTCTCCATCAACCTGAACTGTGGGATCATGGAGCCCAAGTCGATGGGTGTCTCGTTATATCGGAGACACCTCTCCAGACAGTCATCATCAGGAATGGGACCAAGGGAGGTGATGGGAACCCCTAAAAATTCGGACAATAGCATGCCAAATTTTGATTCATTGTTCTCCACCATATAGAGATTAACCTCCAGGCCCATTCGATGAAGAATCGAGGCAATTATGGACGAATCCAGTCCTCCTGAAACCAAAGCCCCGACCGGGATCTTGGAGTACATGGCTCTGCGTCGTATGGACTCAGAAACTCGTTCCCGGAGCTCCTGAGCTAATCGCATCCTACCCCGATTGTATGTCTTACCCCGCAGTTCCCAATTGAAGTAGTCCCTGCGGATGACAGTCGGAGTTACCCGCATGCTGTCGAAGGAGTAGACCGTGTTCGGCATGATGCGCTTAACGGTGTTCCACGGAGTCCGGTCATCCCAGTTGTAACCCCATTTGAACACTTCCGACCGGTAGTACCGGTCGAAGTCCTTGAAGTTCGACACCAACGGGGTTATCTCCGAGCAGATCTCCCCAAACTGGTTGTAGTAGAGCTGCTTCTTACCGAGGGGGTCAGTGAAGACAACAATGTGTCCCTTCCGGTACCAGCATATTGCCCACATGCCATCCCAGTGGTTGGCTTCGAGGAGAATGTCCTCCAAGCAGTTGACCCCAAACAAATCCCGAAGGTACTCAACGTCGCTAGAATATCGCGTAGGATAATTGTAGATCTCCCCCACGTAAAGAAGCCACCCGTTATTTTCGGCTAACTCTATGGGCTGAGCCATGCCATCGCCTGGTTCAGTCTGAATGGGCAAACGAACATGCCCGAGGAACCATCCTCCTTCGGCAATCTGGACGGACTCGATGCCCCTATGCTGTATCTTGTCAATGGCGTTAATCCTTCTTGTTATACTTATTCCGCACATATCACTTTAGTTTGTTTCTGAGACATACGATCCCTATTCCATTTACTACTGCTATTGCCAGCCCGATGATGATAGGATCCTCACTTCCTCCTGACCCGTCTTTTCTTCGATTTTTTGAGGATCTGCTGTGCCTTTTTCTCAATCCAGCCGAGGTAACACTTGCTATTCATGTGGGGCACATTCAGGAGCTTCGAGCATCCCGGGCAGAATATGCAATCGTCATATTGCTGATGAGCATTAGCTCTTGCTTCGTCTATAGTCATAGCTTAGTATATTACCCATTTGGAGAGATCATCGTTGTATGCATGAAGGGACCCAGCGAAGTAGTGCAGAGAGCCCTTCTTGAGAGAGGGGTAGGTGGATGCGAGGATGTTGAACACGTAGTCCATCATAGCCTCCGTCAACCAGATGTCAATCGCGAAGTGCTTGAAGAAGTCATTGCTCCGGATATAGTATATCACGTGGAGTCGGTTGTTCCGGATGAGGAACTGGTAGCTGACGGAGCAAGGTACTCGGGTAAGAGCCCCGGCTGTTGCCCGTGTGTCCTCCGGCTCGAAGATCATGACCATTGCTCGTCTGGAGTGCGGGTCGTCCCGGAGAGTCAGGATGACATTATCCAACTGGTGGATCTCGGGCCCCTTGTGGAAGATGTGCAGACGCTCCGAATAGGTGTAGTCGAAACGACCCTCCTGCCGAGTCTTGCTCACCAACTTCTGCCACAAGTCCCGTCGGATTTCCCAGCTTTTACCGGGGTTGACTCCGTTTCGGTCAAGCCGGTCGGATAACTCTGCTCGGCAGTACTTCTCGATGAGCTCGGCTTCGTCTTTGAACATGAAGTCGAGCATCTCGCGTTTGCCGAGATACGGCTTTGAGATGACAAAGCTCACTCCGATGAGTTCCTTGGTGAGCCGGTCGTCCCCGCTGAGTTCTTGGTTTTGGTAATGGTTGACTGGAACCGTGATGCCGGAAACCTTGAGCTCCCGATCCATCTCCTGGATCATTTCGAAACAGTCTTTGAATATCCTACCCATGTCAGTATTTGGACTTAATGCGAAACAAATTTACTTGATACTTCAACGACCAGAGCTCTTTGACTCGATTCTCGGAGAGACCAAAATGCTCGAACATTACGATGAAGTAAGTCCATATCCGCTTGAGCCTGTCCTCAAAAACTACCAGGTCTACCAGATATTGAGATTGTCGCCACTCCCGATTCTTGAGACAGTTTGCTGTCATGCCGATGTTTCCGATTAAGGTAAGCAGACCTCCCGCAAAATCTCCGTCTTCCGAAATCGGTGCCCATTTAGGCAGCGTCCAGTCGAAAGAAGGAGTCATGCCATAAAGGTGGTAAAGCTCCATCGTGAAGTTGAATGCGTCGATCAGCTCCTCGTCAAAGTGCTCATCATCGAGTTCCTCCTCGATAGCTTCCTTTGCCTCAGCGAGCTCCTCTACAATCTGCCAACAGAGTTTTTTGAAAAGCTCCTGATCCTCCAAAGTGTTGATGTCAAAGTTCGCGATGCGCTCTTTGAAATACGGTCTGTACATGAGCTGGAGCTCCCCTTGGAGGGCATAAATCTCCTCCCAGCTTTTAATGAATGGCTTAAAATCTTGTGTGTTCATGGCTTGATGTTTGAGAACGGGTTGTATTGCCCCGGGGCTTCTTTGGGCGAGTAGTATACAGCTATTCGGCATCCTTCTTCGGTGAGAACATGTTTGATCTCATGCACCTCGATGAGACTGATCCGGATGAAGTCTACAGCCTCCGAAATGGTTGAGAAGTACGTAGGTACCACTCCCGGAGCTTTTAACGGCTTGGGGTCCTCGAGTTCGTTGTTGATGGCCCCGATTGTAGCTACCATGTCAAGGAGGTTGTCCTCCTTGTGTGCATTGGATTCACGTGCCATTTTCACTGCCACTTGGACCCAAGAAACATCAAGAGCGGTCAGAGGCTTACCGGTAATGACCGAGGCGATCTCTGCGGCCTTCTGGTTGCATTCCATGAACGGTCCGTATTGTCTCTCCTTTTCCTCCGCCCGCTCATTGATGATTTGGTCAGCGTGTTTAAGTATGTTACTCATAATCTCTCTAAACTGTTTTTTTCGGTCATTCAGATTTCTTTAATTAATTCCTCCTTTCGGAGGGTCGCGTCCATCCACACCTGCCGGATCTCTTTGATTGCTTTTTCTCTGTTAGTCATTGCTCAATAGTCTCTCTTTAAGTGATTTATTCTCTTCTTTCCACTTATCTTCTAGCTTTTGCCAGTAGCCGATCCCTTCTTTTGAATATTCCCATATGAATGCTGCGTCTAGTTCTCTGCCATTCCATCGTTTACACGTGTCTTTGTAATATTCTACGTTTCGTTTACTTTCGGTGAATTCTCTTTCGAAATTTTCCCATGCGTCGTTGTCTTCCAGGAATTTAATGAACTTTTTCATAGTTTCTAGTATATGGGTTAGACCCCGGGGAGGGACTCGAACCCTCCTAGACCACTCCGGGGTGCCCAATGGAGTGACGGCTCCATTGGGCGAGGAGTTCTGACTTACTCCTCAGCCGGGGCGTTCTCCGGCTCGTTCTGTTCTGCTTCGGGAGCTGCTTCGGGAGCTGCCTTCTTCCGGCCGCGCTTCGGCTTCTCGGTCTCTTCCGGAACCGGGGCCATCTCGCCGATCTCCAGATCCTTCGAGTCGACGCCCTTTCCCCAGACGTGACCGTCGTTGGTCTTGATGCGGTACTGGATGAAGTTGTTGCGGGGGTCGAGACGAGCTCCTATGATGATGCCGTCGGTCTGCTCCTTGGTCTTCGTGCAGATGAACTTGCAGAAGCGACCGATGTTGGCTTTGGCATTCTCGAGGTTAGCCTTTGCCTCCTCGTCCGAGATCTCCTTCTTCAACAGGCGAGGTTCCTTGGGCTCCTTCGGGGTCTTGGTCTTGCGAGCCTTTTCCGGCTCCTCTTCGTCGTTCTTCTTGATGCCGTTCTCTGCTTTGTACTCTTCCGTTTCGGTGGCGTTGTAGACAGCGCCCCCCTCTGCCGGATGCTCCTGGGATGCTCCCCTCGATGCGAGGATAGAGTTAATGACGTCGAGCTCATCGCCCGTCTTGACCTTTGCCAGCTTCTGGAGAACCTTCGTGCTGTAGACTTTGTACTTTTCGATAAACTTTTCCATAGTGTTTAGTTGTTAAATGTAGTATAAAAGTAAGAAAAAATACTCAATTAAAAAATTTTTCACCAGAAGAATTGAAATTACTTCAATCCAATTCGACTGTGATTATGTCTAATATGGCGGAGGTCCTCATGCTATTGACTACCAGTAGAGCCCTTTTGATCCCTAAGTCCTTCATTGCTCGTTTTGCTTGAGCAATAGCCCTGGTTTTGATTCTTCCGTCGGGGATAGCTGCTTCGTAGCTATTGTAGTCCTCGTCCATTAGTTCGTAGTAATACCGTTTCATTGTCCTTTTGTTTGTAGTACAAATATAATACTTCCGCGACAAATACTACGATGTTTTGCGATATTTTTTCAGATATTTTTCTACCCTCGCTTTTACAGCTTCCATGAGAGCATCCTGTCCCCGGGTCTTCGCTTTCTGGGTTCTTATGACGTCCTGGTCCACTGTCTTCGAGCATACCAGTTTATTGACTATCACGACATCTTTCTGTCCTTGTCGGTCAAGCCGAGCATTGAACTGTTGCTCCAGCTCGAGAGAATAGGTCTGACCAAACCAGATGATGCGGTGTCCTCCGGCTTGGAGGTTGAGCCCGTGACCTCCAGAAGCCGGGTGCATCAAAAGAACCTGAATTCTGCCAGCATTCCAGTCGATAACGTCCTTCTCAGTTTTGAGTTCTCGGGGCTTATACTTGGCCAGAGCCTTCATGAGCCGGTCTCTGTCATGCTGGAAGGTCCAACCTATGAGGACTGACTGTCCCCCGGCATCCTCAATGAGTTCCTTCGTGGCTTCAATCTTCAACGTGTGCACCTCATGAGCCACTCTCTGTTCATCGTACACGGCTCCATTGGCAAACTGGAGGAGCTTAGTGGACAAAGCTGCTGCATTGACGGCCGGGATCTCCACTGAGTCCCCGAGCTGATCGATCATGCTGAGAACTTGTTCCTCCTCGAAGGAGTCATAAGCTTTTTGGATTTCCGGGGGCATCTGGATCTCGACTATGTTGTCGATGCGCTCGGGGAGGTTGAGGTAGTCCTTAGCTTTCATGCTCATGCAGATGTCCCCTATCTTAGAATATATCCGCTCCTGATTCTCTTTGGATATGTCGTATGAGTACACAATGTGTCCATTTCGACGGCCAGGCTTAAAGTAGTTGTCCCGGTAGTGGGATATGTACTTGCCCAAGCGCTCTCCTCGGTCCAGGAGGTACATTTGAGACCAAAGGTCCATGAGACCGTTAGGTGCTGGGGTACCAGTCAAACCTACTACCCTGGAGAGTGAAGCTTGGACGTGCTTGAGAGCTTTGAACCGGATAGACTTTGGGTTCTTGAAGCTGCTGAGCTCGTCTATGACCACCATGTCGAATGGTAGACAGGATCCCCCGTAGAGCCCACATAGCCAAGCCACGTTGTCTCTTCCGATGGTGTATACGTCTGCCTTCCTGGTAAGAGCCTCCCGACGTTGACGTTCTGTTCCAATGACGCGGGAAACTTTGATGTGCTTCAAGTGGTCCCATTTTTCGACCTCCTGAGTCCAGACTGATTCGGCTACTCTTTTGGGAGCTATGACTAATACTCGTCTGACCTCGATCTCTTTAAACATGAGCTCGTTGATGGCAGTCAGAGTAGACACTGTTTTGCCCAACCCCATATCCAGGAACAGAGCACAGTGCGTGTGTCTTATTATGTGGTCAACAGCTTGTAGCTGGTATTGATGGAGATCATTTTCTGTCATATTCCAATGCTAACATTTCACAACCCATGGTCGTGTCTATCACCTCGACTCGAAAGCCCATTGCTTTCAGTTTCTGGTGCATTAGTATCTGGATTTTTCTGGGCTTTTTGCCGAATGCTTTCAACTCAACAAAAACGACTTCGCCACCGGGGAACAGACAGAGTCGGTCGGGGAGACCAGCATTGTGAATTGCGGGGAGTTTCAAACACCAGCCACCAACTCTCTCCACCTCAGTGATGAGTCGTTTCTCAATCGATTTTTCGCACATAATACTTTTGCTTTCCATAGATGGAGAAATTTTTAGTAGACTTGCACGGCTCCCATTCTGGCATGCTCTTCAACAAGTCATTTATTTCTCTGGTCTTATACCGGTCCATGTCCTCTTTGTTCCGCCCGAGACATTCGCACCAAATCTCAGCAACACACACGTAGTCTCGGGGGGTGGTGCCTTTGGGGTTTAGTTCGTCGGCCAGGAAGTCTCTTCTCTGGTAAATGTCCATCGAATCCCAGTTGTCCGGGAGTTGACGGTCTAAGTACGCCTCAATAATGCCTTTCCGTTCATCTGACTCGCTGTGAGAGCTTTGTTCGTTTTTGGCTATCTCTTCGGCTTCATGGCTCAAATAGAGCTTCTCCTTGGATTTGTACAGGACAACTGCCTCAGACCATATCTGGTCTATCTCGTCGTCCAGTTCCAGAAATACGTCTTTTTTGGCGTTGTCGGGTATCACGTCTACAGGCATGAAACGTCGGTTGCCAGTGGGATCCCTCAGGAATTCGCTGTCGTTTGTGGTGCCGAAGAAGACACATTGCCGGGGGTATACCTCAGAAGTTCTGGCATAGGCTGGTCTAAATGAATCTTCGGACTTGGATATGAAATGCTTCACTGACTCGATCTCCGCTTTGCGGAGACCGGAGAGCTCGGCTATTTCGATAAGCCATGCCCCCTGGATCTGCTCTAGAGCCTCTTTCCCCTGGACTGTAAGGAATGTGTCGCTAAACCAGGATTTTCCCAATTTTCTGATGAACGTACTTTTGCCGGATCCTTGGGGTCCTACGAGCATTAGCACAAGGTCGAATTTGACCCCCGGGTTCATAACTCGAGCAACTGCTCCAACCAGCATCTTGCGGATGGCTTCGCGGGAGTATACATTGTCGTCAGCCCCCATGTAGTTAATAAGGAGTTCGTCTACCCGTTGGACCCCATCCCATTTGAGGCCATTGAGGTAGTCCAGAATTGGGTGGAAGTGGTTGCGTTCAAATTCCAGAGCCATGGCATCGTCGATCTTTAGAGAGGACGTTATACCATATACGCAACCTAAATAGTTCCGGACCCCGGAATAGTCTACGTTCTTGACCGGCTCCGGCTTAACAACCCGACGCCACGGGAGATTCCCAAAAACATATCTCTTACCGTCAAAGTCGTTCTGTCTGAACAGTCTTTTGAATCTGGGGTCGTTCGCAAATATGAGATTGAGGTTGGCATCCGACGACAGGTATGTTCCCCGGGTGTCGACCTCCAGCTCCTTCATCCACTCGACGCTCTCAGCCTCCGGGTCAACCTCCTCCTCGACGGCTTCCTCCTGAGTCAGATCATGCTCCGGATCGGCAAACTCGTACTTGGCACTGTTGATGTGGTCGTTGGCAATAGTCGTCTTTGTGTCTGGATCGTTGCATACGAACTCCTCCATTGCTGACACGCTTGGCAACTTCGACGAGGGGTCCTTGACCTTGTCGTCAAGGTGGCCGAATTTGTGTATGCGGACCAAGTCAAACGCATTGCAAAGTTTGCCCCCACACGGGTCAGTCCCGTGGTGAGAATAAGCGAACTTGTCCTCATACACTATAAGACCAGCCGATGCACTGCCTTTTGTGTAAGTATATCGGTCTTCCAATGCTGACGGGACATAAATGTCAGAGAGGAAGGTATCTATTGCTTCGGAGATGGAATAAGTCCTACAAAATGCTCCTATGAGTCCCCTCTTTACTGTTGGGTCCTCCTGCTTCTTAACGGCTCTGTCGACAGCTTCGAAACGGGACGAAGCTGTGGGCCAAAGTGACGAGTCTTTCCAGTCGGCATAGGAGTTGAGAATCTCGTCAGCATCAATCCATGGGCCGTCTTGGACCTTAAAATAGTAGTCCATGTCCTTCGGCGTAGAAGGCCAGAACATGAGTCGGTTGGTCTCGAAGGTTGAATTGTCGAAAAGGTCTATCCCGATTATCCCGGCAATTTTTCGGCTTATGGCCACATACTCATCAGCCGTGACCTCTCTGCTCAGGGGCATTATTAGTCTGTACCGAGGAGACGCATCTGAGTGTTTGTGAGTCCCGTGCAGAACAGCTGCATTGTCAAACTGGAGAGTGAAGTCATCCCAGAGGTCTTTGTGGGCAAAGTCCAAGTCGAGGGTCATCAGCTGTCTGTGGACCACATTGGCCGGACTTCTTTTGCCTCCTCTCAGGTAGCCCCCGACATACCCCCCTACGTCCTTTATTTTGAGCTGGTCCTCCTTGCTTGCAGAAACAAATTCCTTGAATGTTTCAGTGGTCTTATTCTCCTCCCCGAGTCGACTGACCAATTCAGACCATTTCAGTTTCTTGTTGTTCCATACTTTTGATCTTGCACTCAGTCCTATTGCAATATCGAATTCCCCGTCGTATGTCATTAGTCTTTTTTATAAAATTTAGTAACGTATCCGTCTGCTTTGAGAGGCAATCCCATTGGCAAGCAGTTCAGCCAAGGAAGATCCTTTCCCATGACTTTACACATAGTTTCCAGGCAATCCCCGGCTCGATCTTCGTCTACCTCTGCAATGACTTCATCATGGACGTGCATTACTATTTCGAAGTCTTTCATAATGCTTAGTCTGTACATTGCTTCGGCGAGAAGATCCCGAGAGATTGCCTGGACTATGTTCTCCACCAGTTTGCCCCCGTATGTCTCTACCTCGGTCCATCCTACTGACTGGACCATGCCATCGTAGACAATGCCAGTCTGCCCGAACCTGTTGGGTCTTACACGGGGATTTCTGTAGTATAATTTTCTCCCAGCTGGGAGAGCTATTGTCAAATTGGTTCCGTCATGTTCAAATACGAGGCAACTTACCTTTTTAGTCTTTCTGGTCTGGACGCACTCGATGGCCTTCTCGTTCACCTCAGCCCAAAACTCAACGATTTTAGGATTGGCTCGACGCCAAAGAGCTACGATGGAGTACATTTCCTTTTTGGACAGCTTCTTCTCTTTGTCCATCTTCTCCATTGCGTTGACCGACCCCTCATATCCGAGTGCCAATTCTGCCGTCTTACCGCGCTGTCTGAGGTCCGATCCTTTCGTAACCTGCTCAATGGGGACCCCGAACATGAGTGATGCTGATGCCTCGTAGATCTTGCCATGGGTGTTGAAGACGTCAAGTCGCCATTTCTCTTGGGCTAACCAAGACAGGACTCGGGCCTCAATAGCACTAAAGTCGGCTACTGCAAACATTTTTCCCTCCGGGGCTATGAAGGCTGTTCGGATGAGCTCGGACAAAACATTCGGGATATTGCCGTAACACACTTCAATAAGGTCGTAGTCTCCTTTCTCTACCATGCTTCTGGCGAAGTCCAAGTCCTTCATGTGATTCTGGGGGAGATTCTGGAGCTGGATCATTCGGCTCGACCAACGTCCTGTTCTGTTGGCTCCGTAAAACTGGAATAGTCCATGGGCTCTCCGGTCTTTGGCAGCGCAGTTGAGCATAGCAATATACTTCTTAGTTGAGGTCTTGGACAGTGCAAGCCGACCAGCGAGGACCTCCTTGACCAGATCGGGAGCCTCCGGATTGTTTTTCAGATATTCGAGAATTTCGGGCTTTCCCAGTGCAGAGAAGTTGAGCCCGAAATTAGTGTTAAGCCACGTCTTCAACTGGGCCAAGCTGTTCGGGTTATCCAAGCCTGTCAGTTCCTTCATTCGGTCGGTCATCTCCTCCGTGTATACCTCGTCGAAAGAGATGGCGTTCCCGGCCATGTCGAGATCTATCAGGATCCCCCGGTCGTTGATGCTTTGGTCTACGAGGTAGTTCCGACGTTCGAACTCCGGGAATGTGAATTGGTCCAGCTGTTCCACGATGTCGCGTTCGGCAATCACGTCATATTCGGCATACGTCTTGAACTCGTTCCACTTGCCCGGGTCGTCGTCCGGCATGTTCCGAGTCCTCATCCCGTTGGACTTGGTTGGCTTGCACGGGGAGCAGAAAAACCGGATTAAAGCTTTACCGGTCGACTTCTTCCCGTGCTCCCCGAGGACCAAAGCTTTGGAGAGTTCATCCAAAGCCAAAGGCAGTCCGCAATAGGCCGCTTTGGTCATTGAGCAATACAATTGGTCAATCGGGATAGGTAGTCCTATACGCTTAAATACGAGTCTCTCAAATACTGCGTTATGCGCCCATTTCTCGATCCCCGGATCAGTTAAAGCAGAAACGAAGTAATCAGGGAGCTCCTCTCCTTTGGCCAGATCAATCACCTGAACGGGAGAGGAGTCAAAGGCGAAAGACACCATAAGGAGTTGAAAGTCCCCCGATTCTATGTATTTATAGGCTCCCGTGGATTTAATGTCCTCAGGGCTATATGTTTCCGTATCGAAATATAAGCGTCTCGGCATGTTGGTTATTGTTAAACTTGTTGCTGGGCGGGGATTCGAACCCCTAATCCCAAGTAAGACCCAGCATACCAACCTACATAAGGTCGTCTTCCCACGGGTTCTGGCCGAAGTCCTCCTCTGCCGAAGATCCCCCGGCGAGGCGTTCTCCGTCAGCCAACTTCTGGAGGTTGTTCAACCCACAAGCAACGCCTTTATTGCCATTCGTGTTGAAGACGTAGAAGCTGATCGACGCCCGGCCATAGCATCCGGAGTAGAAGTCCCCTTTTTCGATGATTGGGTTGAGGTTGATGTCCACGATGCCAGGGCGGTTGTCCGAGTTGGCATTGATGAACATATGCCCTGCATACTCTGGATTGTCAGGTCTTTCGGTGTCCCCATCACGGAGGAGGGGCTTCATCGTGGGGGGAATCCTGCCGCCCAATTTGGGGATGCCTTCTTTGAGAGCCGTGTCGATGGCTTCCTTGATCCGAGCCAGAGTTGCCGAATCAGTCTTCGGGATGAGAATTGATACCGAGTATTTTGCTCGGTCGGAACCCTCCATTGCCCAGGGTTCAAATACGTGGGCATAACTGAACCGTACTTTGCCGGTTACTACTTTAGTTGTTGCACTCATAATTGTTGGAATTTAATTATTTGAAAAATCGAGTTTTGCTTGTTCTATGCCCATTGCCGGACGTTTGTCAGACTCAGGGACGAGAGTGGGTTTGCCAGGAGCTTTGATGACGAAGTCCCCGACCAGTGAATCGAAGTCCTTTTTGAGGAGCTTCTCGACAGCTGGGATCCCAGCCAGTTTGACAACTTGGAACTGGTCCGGGGTGTAGTCACATGCGGTAAGAACTTCCTGAACGGCATTCTCGTCAGTCCATTTCCGCATTGACCTTCCTTCTACTACCTTATATCCCGGGACCTTCTCGCCCGAGATGGCTTTGGAGAGTAGGTGCTCAGATACAGCATTTACCCAGTCTTGGAGCATGGGTGCTTGCTCGAAAATCTGAACGAGCTCCTCAGTTGTCAGGAGTTCAGGTTCTCTGAACTCGTGTTTGGCCAAATCGAGATTGTGGTCTGCCATTTTGCGGCACAAAGCTTTGACTCTGCACCACCTGCACCAGTGTCCAACTTGGAATTCACCGTCTCCGGAGTAAGCGAGAACTGCTTTGGGCTTCACTACGTCCTCACCCCATTTGTAGAGGTCCTCGGGAGTAATCTCCCATGATGAGATTCGCTCCTGTCTTGGCTGGACAATAGTCAACTTCACCGTGTTGATGTCGTAGACCATTTCAAATTTGGACAAGGCCCCAAGAGCATACAGCATCAACTGAGCATTGTTCTCAGCGAAGACCGGCACTCCAGTGCCAAACTTGAGGTCAATGATCTCCATGACCCCGTCAGCGATAATGCAAGCGTCGCCAGTGCCGAATCCCTGCTCGACCCAAGCCGAGAAATCCAGGCTCTCCTCCAGGAGAACGAGAGCATCTTTGGTTCTCCGCAGAGCTTCCGCATATTGGTCCGTTACGTACTGGCAATAAGCCATTACGGGCTCATCCATGGTCTCAGTGTAGAGGTCGCTCTTCTTCAGCTTCCGGAGCTCAGCAGACGTAACGTCAACAGGCGTTATGCGGAATCTCGCTCGGAGGTAACATTCTGCCATCTCGTGAGCCAGAGTACCCTCTTCGGCATACTTGGAAGGCTTACCGGTTTCCTCAACCTTTTCCTCCAGCCTAGCACTGGGGGTGCAGTTTATCCACCGGTCTGCCTTTGATGCCGAAAGCATAGCGTGCTTACGAGATGAATGATCCGGAGTTCCCATTACGCAAGGTCTTTGAGGAATTCGTAGAACGAGTCGTAGTTTCGGGCATCCAATCCCGTCACATTCTTCGCTCCCAGTTCAGTGAGCTTTGCCCGGATGGTTTCGCGGTTGTTGTCCACCTTACTTGCAAGGAGAGTCCGGATGTCCTGAATGGAGACAGCGGGGTCGGAACCCAAAGAGGGGTTCGCATCCATCGGCATGGGTTCGGGTTCCTCCGTCTTTCTGGGGGCTGGAGCCGGAGCTGGAGCCGGAGTTGGCTTCTTCACGTCCTGTGCAGGAGCTGGTTTCTTGACGTCAGTCGTCTTGACTGTTACAGGATTTGATCCTATGGCCTGACAGATTTTGCGGACCATTTCGAGATCCTGAGGCTCTTCGAGGTTTGTCTCGAACTTAATTTCTACTTTCATTGGCTTGATGATTTTTAATTATGGTGTTCAGAAGTTCAATGTACTTGTTGAGGGGTATAGCTGGGTCATGGAGAACAGTTTCATGAAACAAGGACCCGAGATGAAACACCTTCGTCTCTCCTGTTTTGACTGATAACTCTGCTCTGTAGTTTCCGTTTGTCAAAATACATGTCTCTCCATTAAATTCGGAGCTCCATGCTCCTTTGTAGAGGTTGTCGATCGATACTCCAAGCCAAGCTGCTAATCGGGAGACTTGCTCCGAATTCAACAAGGCTTTTCCGTTGAGGACCCGGTTGAGAGCTGCTCGGGGAAACTGGTTATTGGGGAACAGAAATTCTGCCACTTCTTGAAGTCTTAGACCCCTCTGTTCGACTAGTTCTCTGAGATTGATAGTCATTGTGTTGTCCATGTTGTTTATCCCAAATATAATCAATTTTTCCCACACATAAAAACTTTTCGATCTTTTTTGTGAAAATTGTTTACCTAGTGATGAGGTGTACCACTTGAGCAATAAACATACTCCTTCTGCTTGGACTGAGGCGATTGTATGCTTCTTGTATAGGCTCAATGACTTTCTCGAGCTTGAGGTCTTTTCCTTTCCTCTTCAGTTCCTTGATGGCTCTGTAAACCCTGGTCCTTTCCTGCCACTCCAGAACGTCCTCCTTATCTGACCACCAACCCGCCACGGGGACGAATTTGGAGCTGAGCACATAAGCCAATTTGCCATCCTCCGAGAACGGCTGATGAGTGATAGCTCCCGGAGTACAGTTGGGGTTGATCTTCTTCCCGAACGAGATGGGCTCTATGTATGTAGGTCCCTCTCCTGGAAGCTTATCCATTACCATGTAGTGAAATCCGAACTCGTCTTCGTACTGGAACACTACGTATTTTTCGATCTTTTTCATAACTATGTGTTTTTTGTTTGTATCACAAATATAAGAAAAGTTTCTTGAAGTAAAAAATTTTTTGATATGAAAATGAGAAAAAAGTTGGGATCCCTGTTTCAGGGTCCCTGAAATTAAAACTGTTTGATTGAGTTTATGTTCCAGGAGCTGGGATTTCATATACCCTGTGTCCAAACCAGGTCCTACCATATTTACGAACGGGATTTGGCTGGTGATGAAGACCTCCGTCTCGGATCCGAGACGGAGGTCCTGTGCCTATTAGTAAGTACGTGCTCCTCCGTGAGAGGGTCAAACCTGTCTTTTACATTGGCTGCCCATTTCCGGGTCATCCCGTTTTTCAGTTTTTTCCATAGTAAACGACATTTAACCAGTAGTAAACAATAAAATTCCTTATTGTTTCTCACCTAAGTGATTGATATTCAATTGATTAGATCCC